GGCAGGCAAGGCGGGGCGGGTTTAACTCTTAAATAATCACGATATAAAGCCCGCTGGCGGGCATAAAAAAGCCCGCCGGTATGTCACTACCGGCGGGCGGGTTGCGGTTGCTGGCGGGGCTTAAATGTCGATTGTGACGGTCGCGCCTGCCAAGATTTCGCGGACAATGCTTTCGACCGCCTCGCGCTGGTCGTCTTCGTCCGGCGCATCCGGCAACCGGTCGTCTATCATTTCCCCGATTTCATAATCAAAGTTTGAAATATCCAGATTTTCGATTTCTTCCCGCGCCGCATCGCTGGCCACCCGTTCGGCGACCTGTTCAGCTAGGGCTTCAATGCGCGGCTCTAGCGCAGAAAAAAGCGGGGACAAAACGGCGTCCAGCGCGTCCGCGCTCCGGATGACGGCGGCGTCCGCTCTCGCCACCTTGTCGCGCAGGGTTTCGATTTCGGCGGCCTGCTGGTCTATCTTATCGGCGGCGGCCTCAATATCAAAAGCGGTCTCCGATTGTCCGGCCTCGCGGGTATCACCGGCAAGGCGGCGCAAATATTCCGCGCCGGTTTCTGGGGTTTCGTTTTGGATTTGTGTTTCTAAGTTTTGCATTTTGAATGCTCCCGTAGTTTGAACCGGTGGCCAGCCTGTCCGGCCACCTATGGGATAATATGCGCTAACTTTTCCAAAAAGTAAACCCCGCCGGATTAGGGCGGGGTTCGCTGGGTTTAATGTGCGGGGGCTTTAATCAAACCGGCCTATCTTTTGCCCGCCGGTCTCGCGGTCGATTATGGCGGTTATCCCGTAGGGGTAAACATAACAGAAAAACCGGCCTTCAAAACCAAACCGGCAAAGCGGGGGCAAGGGGTCATCATCGGGGCTGGTATATGTCCCGTCCGGTTCGACTGTCCCCTGCCATGCGTAGGAAAAGCCCCCGAATTGATATTCGGCATCCATCGCGGCGGCTATGTCGTCCAGCGTCCGCGCATTGTGTCCAATAATGGCGGCGGTGAAAAAATCCGGAATAATCCCGCAGGCTTCCAGAATATCATCGGGGGTGGCCTGCCCTATCTGTTCGCATCGGGCGGGGTTCAAAACCCTGTCCAGTAAAACATCGGATGGCCGGATTTGTAGTTCGATAACATTTTGCATTGTATATGCTCCCGTAGTTCGGGCGGCGGGATTGCCTGCCCTATGGGATAATATGCGCTAACTTTTCCAAAAAGTAAAGCGGGCATAAAAAAGCCCCGCCGGTTAGGGCGGGGCGGGTTGTTATATGTGGCCGGTGATTATGCGGCGACCTTGTCCAGCAATGCGCCCGCTTTCCGCTCTAGGTCGATGCGGCTGTCTTGGTGCGGGTTGTCCCGTGCAATGGCGGTTATCGCCTGCGCGGCGTCCCATACTGTCCGGACGGGCTTTTGTTCCTCTTCAAGGTGACGGGCGGCGGCGGCCTTGGCCATGCGCTGGCTTAGCCCTGCCCGCTTGGCCAGAAAATCCAGCGCGCTTTCATCATCGCTGGCAATCTTGGCATCCTGCGCGGCCTTCACGCCGTCCAGAAAATTAGCGGTTGCGCCGTGCGCGAATGATTGCAAGGCCGGTGCCGCTTCATATGCAAACCGGTCGGGCGCAAATTTAGTGTGGCGGATTTTGATTTCCTGAAAATTTTCAACGCCCCAAAGATTGCGGTTCATGCAAACCCCGCGCAGATACATCGCGGCAATGCCCGCTGTCTTGCTACCGGTTTCGCTGTTCCATGCGTAAAAGCCCCGAAAAACTAGGTCAGGGTCGCCGTTCGGCAATTTGCCAATTTCCAGCGGGTGCGTATCGTCTACCAGAAAAACGAAAATATCGCGGTCGCTGGCAAATAGCGTTGTCGTGTCCAGTGTCACGGGGACAAAAGGATCATAAATTGCCCGCCCGTGTTCGGTGCCGGTCATCATGCCCGGAACCTTCCAGCGGTCAGGGTCGGCGAATTTCTTCACGGCGTCCAGAATTTCATAGTCGTAAATCCGCCCGTATTCTGAACCGGTGGCCGCCCGCAGGTTGCCGCCTTCCGACCGGTGGCCGTAGGCCTTAACCAGTTCGCGGTTGCGGTTATAGCGCAAGCCCCATTGTAGGGCGTCCGCCGCAATAGGTGCGGGCAAGTCTTTCAAATATCCCGCCGGTGCGCCTGCTAACTGGGCAAGTTGGCCGAATGACCAGTTGGACGGGGTGTTGATATGTTCGTCCCCGTTTTCATCCGTGTATTCGACCAGAATATCCCCCCTGCTGGGGTTGTTTTCATCAAACTGCCCGACAATCTGCATTTTGTGGGTGTTCACAATGCGGCTTGTCATGTTCTGGGCGTCCCGCCGTTTATAGGCCAGCATATCATCCAGCGACAAAAATCTTTCATCGGCTGGGCGATTCCACCAGTTGGATGAAACCGCGCTGTTTCCGATGCCGTGCGTCAAGGCGTCCGTCTTATATGCGCCGGTGACGGCTGTTTCGGTTGTGTTTGTTTCGATAATGTTTTGCATTTTAAATGCTCCCGTAGTTAAGCGGGCAGGATTGCCCGCAGGGGTGTTATCTCATAAACCCGCATATAATGCAAACTAATTTTTTCAAAAAGTAAAAAGCCCCGCCGGTCGAATCAGCGGGGCTTATATATGCGGGCGGGATTGTCCGGCTATTCTTTGCCTATATCCCCCGCTACATGGTGGCGGATAGTTGTCCCCGCTGGCAGGGATTTAACAAAAGCCCGCAGGCGTTCGCCGTCCGTCTGGGCTTGTTCCTGCTTGGCGGTATGTTCCCAGTGCAGGTTTACATTGCCGCCGGTGGCATAGCACCCGCCGCGCTGGTCGGTTCCAATTTTCTTTTTGCTGTTCCCGTGCGCTGTAAAGGTCACGATATAATCACGGCCAAGCCTAGCGCATAGCGGGGCTTTATCCCCGCCGCAATTATTGCAATTTGCGCTGTCGTTATATTCAGCAGGGCATCGGATAAACCGAACGCCTTCCAGCGTTTTATTTTTCCCGTTTTCAAAATAGTTTTCAGGGACAACGGTCACGATAGGGGCGTCCGTTATCTGGCGGGCTAAGATAGCGGTTTCGGGGTTGGCCGCGCTGTAGTTGATAACGGTTTTATTTCCGGCCAGTTTATGCGCCCAGAATAACGGGTGAAAATGGGAATAGGTAAAACTATGCCCGCGCTTTGGTTTAGCGTCCAGCAATGCGTCAAGATATTCATAATCAATTTGCATTTCTGAACATCCGCGCCCGCTGGGATTTAGTTCGCAGGATGCGGGGCAGGTTCCAAATTTGTCCCGATTGCCCGCCCTATAGGTGACGGCGCAACCGGTTGTTTTATTTGCCTGCGATATTGCTGTGGTTTTCAACATGGTTAAGCCCCCCGCCTGTCTATATGGTGGCCTTCAATTACCAGTTCGATTTGATAGGTGTCGCCTTCCTGCCAGTCATGCGCCTTTAACGCGGCTTCGATAGCGGCGTCCGCGTCTGAGGCTTCGACCAGTTCATAAATGCTATGCGGGTGGTCTAAGAAAAACAAAACTGAAAACGGTTTGTTTTCCAGCAGGCTTTCAATCCGGATAACTTTTTCATTTTTTTCCATCGTCTTAACTCCCGTAGTTATATGCGATTAGTCCCATATATACCCCAAAGAAAAAGCCCCGTCAATACAACGGGGCTAATTTTTTGATTTAGTTATTTTCGGCGTCTTGGTTTAGGTAGTTCATTGGTGCGCCGTTTCAGGTTGTTATATTCGCTTCCATATAGCAAGCGGCCTATTAGTCGAAAAATAAACATTAGTTGGCAGTCTCCCGTTCTGTTAGCCAGTAGTTCAAATTTTGCAACACTACAAAAACATGATTTTCCGGTTCGCCGGACTCATAAAAGTGTTGCTGTTCACTGCACCAATTATAATCAATTAACTGGCGCAATCCGGTTAGCATCCGCTGTTCGGTTGTTTCACTCATCGCCCGCCCCCTGTAGTTCATCCCACCAAAAATTAAACTCTTGGCGCAATTCTGGGTCAGAGTTGTAAAGTTGCTCCAAAAGATTTGCGACATAGTCCACAAGTGACGCATCGCCCCGAATATCGCGCAAGTCATCCTGCGCCAAGATTTTGAAATCAACCGCGCTCATGCCTTCACCTCTTCAACATCCTGCGTCCAAAATTCACGGTGAACCGTGTTTGGGCGATATTGTTTTGGATAATCTGTCCCGCCCATATCATCGGCAAGCGCATAGGCCTCCGCTTCGGCCTCTTCGGCATTAACGGCCTCGACCTCAACAATCACGCCTTCATCTAGGCATATGGCTACTCTATATTTTGGCATCGTTTTTACTCCCGTAGTTTGTTAACGATGCCCCATTGTATGCGATTATATAGGACTTATCAAGTCAAAAATTGTTTCCCAATGAAATGGCTGTTGGCAACGGAATAACGGCTCGACTGCTTCAATGCCGTCCATCTTCAAATCTACCGCCGCATTTGCCGGATACAAAAGGCATTCTGCCGGTTCGGTCGGCTTGGTTTGCCGCTTAATTAAAATCCAGCATGACCCGTGCTGGTGTTTAGTAAGCCACGCAACTTGGGCTGGCCGCAGTTCAACACGGTTGCTGGTGGTAAACTTTAACTCGACAAGATGAAACTCGCCGCGCTCATCACAAATCAAAACATCTGGGATGCCCGCGCCGATATAGTTTTCAATCCTCGTCAAGTTCCACTTCTTCCGCGTCCTCTGTGCGGCTTCCTTCACTTGCTTGTAAAAGCCTGCCTCTCGCTTTACCGCGATTACCGGTGTTGTCTTTTTCTTCGGCTGTGATGTCGATTGTGATTGGGGCATAACTGTTCTTAATCTCCTCAAGTGCTTTCAAAACATCTTCCTTACTCATGCTGTCGATTGACCCATGACGGATTTCAGATTTACTGACATAGATGTCGCCTTGTGCTTGCCCCCGTCTATATTCAGCCTGCACGGCGGCAGAGTATGCCCCGTTCTGCAAAGCCATATCCCGAATTACTTGTAGGTCACGGATGTGACGCTGGTAGGTGATTCCATATTTCTCATCCAGTTCCCGCCGGTAAGATTGAATAGCGGCGACAACATGAGGTGAGATGTGTGGGTTGGTTAATTCATAAGCCCGCGTGTGAGCAGACGATACAGAGTATCCGGCATTGATTGCCGCGTCTCTCAAAGTTATCTGCCCGTCCTTGCTGACCAGTTCCTTAACAAACAGTTCCTGCTTGCGGGTCAAAGGCTGGTTCACACTAGCCGGTGGTCTGCCCCGCGTTTCCATAGGTTTTCCCGTAGTTTTGGAAGGTTTGGCTCTAGGCATAGTCTTTCCTCAGTTAAAAAGGTCTACTTCCCGTTTTTATACAGGAAACACTATATAGGGGCAAAATTTATTTTTTATATTTTTCCCATTTTGACACACTAAGGCCGATTTTGATTTTTGGGTAACATATTATGGTTTTATGCTGTTACCTAATAAGTTACCAATATGAAACTCTGAAAGTGTTGATACATAAGGGTTACAGAGGTAGGTAACAGAAGTAACACTGGTAACGGGTTATTTTTTCCAAAAAATATTTTTTTTAATTTTCTCCCTATATAGTGATACCGTTACTTTCAAAGAAAAAGGGGCGACATTTCTGCCGCCCCGTGAGCCGTTATCCGTGGTGCGTGTTCCACCACTCGTGGGATTTTTCAAACTGGTTTATGTTATCTGCCATAAACTCTTGGTGCGTGAGCCGCGGGTCGTGTGACGGTTTCATTGTTGACTTGGTCAACTCGAAGAAGCCGATTGGCACGATTTTATCAGCGTTTTCCGCTTTCCAAGACAGGCCACCCATTTCGGTGATGCTGGTTGTTTCATCTGGCGCATACCAGATTTGCACCCATTGTGGGTATGAGCCACTTGCATCTTTTGCCGCATTGCGGGCGGCGGTCACCGGATCGGTGGCCTTTGCCCACGAGCCATACCAGCCAGCGGTTGAAGCGATAAAGGTGAAGCCATTGGGCAGAACCCAGTCTTTAGATGTCTCTGACATAGAGACCCCCTTTCAGTTACTAACGGTGAGAAAAAGCCATTCCCGTAGAGGAACGAACACAATCATTTCTGATTGTTCTTATACTATAACATATAATCCCATACTTGTCAAGGCTAATTTTTTAGAAAAGTTATCTATCTTTCCACGCATCCCAAAAAAGATAGGCCAGCAGGGCGAACCCGCTGACCAGATAGGTGGTTATGAAAATTGTTTCAGCATCCATTGTGCGACATCAACTTTTTCGGCTAGCCATATCATTACTGCCATCGTGATAAGGAGTGCCGTTGTTCCCAAGGCGTCCAAGAATTTTTCCATATCTCTGCGTCCTTTTGTAGTTTCGCTTCGATTTTTGGATGCGCCACCCAGCTTTTGATACCCAGTTCATCAGTTCGTTTGAATTGCTGATACTGTTCGCGCCAGTATGTTGGGTCTGCATCGTTCCATTCTGCCTCTTCGGCATAGAAGAGGCAAATTTGCATACAGGCGTAACCTGTAAGCCACCCGTCGGGTGTTCTAACTATCTTTGGTAAGCGCATTGTTTGCTTCCTTCAGATACCATTGGCGGTCTGTATTTGTGTTCCAGAAGCCGCCATCATTGAGAAAGCATTCGTAGACCACGCAGACGATGTCCTCATCTTTCCATACGCAGAGGTCGAACATCCGTTCACCGACTTGGATGCCATACCAGAGGTTATCTTCGCCGCGGTCAGCATGATCTTTTTGGATATCTGGCTCAGTTTCGTAAAACGCGGTCAGATAGCCCTTCTCGTAGTCGGACAGCACTAACTCGTCGTCATCTGTATCTGGCTCGTCATCGTCATCCGCCCACATTTTAGGCTGGCCGTGAACCGTGAGCCGCAGATAGAAGCCATCGTCTTCTGCATCCCAGACATGGCTCCATTTATCGCCGAAGTGTTCGGTTAGCAGGTGGAACAGGTCTTCATCGAAGGCGGTGAATTGTTTACTTTCCATCTTTATCCCCCCACACATTGAGTTGCGTTTCGCGGATGATGCCCCGTGCTTGAAGCATTTTGCCATAACGGACATCTAGGCTGGGGTCGTCACTTGTTCCCATTGAATAGAAATCATCTAGGTCACAATCAATCGCAACGATGACGGCGTTCCACAATTCTTCTGACATTTCGACTTTCATATCATTCTCCCGTAGTTGATATAAGATTTATCCCATACATAATATAAATAAAAAGGGGCGTCAAGCCCCTTAATGTTTGGTTTCTTCGTCATAATCGTAGGCGGCGGCGATAACTGCCGCTTGGTTCATGGCGGATGACAGCATACCCATTGTTGTGTTGCTGTCGGGGCTGGATACCATAAGCCGGAACAGGAGCGCGGTCAGCGCACCGCCCATCACGGCTCCTGCATTGTGGCCGTCCTGTTCCATTTCATCTAGCAGGGCGTTCATTTGGTCGCCTGCATAATCGAAATCATGTTCTAGGTCGCTCATCCGCGTTGTATCCTTTGCCATGCGGCCTGTATTTCACAAGCCCTGTCTATGGCTTCGCGGCTAAATTGGCCTTCTGCCGCGATCCGTGATGCGTAGAGCGAGACCACCTGATTGAGGTGTTGGACGGCTGTTTGCCAGTCCATGTCACGCGCTTTCTCTTTAATCATATCAGATTTTTTCATTGTCGTCTCCATCATACATATTCCCGTCAATTTCCAGATGAATGTCGTTATATTTGCAGTAGCCGATCACGCCCCACATTTTGTCGGCAGGGGCGAACCATTCGTAGATCAGGACGCGGGGTTTGCCCGCATCGCAGATTATCAGGTGCATCCAGTAATCTTTTTCTGAAGCCCACGACAGGTGGCGGCCTTCACTAGCACTGGCGGTAAACGCTCCGGCTAGTGAGGAAATGTTGGTGATAGCCCAAACGGCATCTGTCCAGTCTTTAACCATATCAATCTCCCGTAGTTGTATAAGACAACTCCTATATATGCTAACTACTACATCTTGTCAACAGGCAAAAAAAGACCCCCAGAGCCGAAACTCTGAGGGTCTCACTACGGGAATGTAGAACTTGGGGGCTCTACAGGTAGTAATATAAGCGATTTTATGGGAATTGCAATATATATTTGGGTAATTTAGTGGATTATTTTCGCTTAACTTTTGAATTAAATTAAGTCTTTAGCACGGGAGGTGTCCTTGGGGGCTTTTGAAGCGGGTAAACTTGGCGAGTATATCTGTGCGTCGCGGTTGATGAAGTTAGGGGTCTCTTGTGAAATAGTCAATTTAGACACAGTGGACATTGTGGCTTATGTTGACCAGCAGATGCTTCGTATTCAGGTAAAATCTAGCCAATTTAAAACAAACGGAACCACCCGCGGGTATCAGTTTTCTACCTCATACAGCGGCAAAAAAAGGCCGCTTACTAAGGAGCACTGCGATATAGTGGCTCTTGTGGCTACTGATTGTGAACGGGTGCTGTTCAAGCCGGTAGAATGCTTAAAGGGGCAGGTTACTAAGCGTATCCTGCCCCGTAAATTTGATAGGGATGATTTAGAATATAATTCTTGGCAACACTGCTTGGACTACATCAATCCAAATCGTCAGGGTTAATCAAGCCCTTTTCTAACGCATCCATCAGTTCATCGTCGGATAGTCGGTCAATCGCTGACGCCGAATACATTTTCTTTTTTTGGCGGCGTTTTGCGACTACTTGCTTTTGGACGGGTTTTGCGACTACTTGCGTTTCGACAACTTTTTTAATATCCGCTGATACCTCAATCGTGGCATAGCGGTGGCTACATTTAAGACACTCTCTGTTCCGGCGGATTGTGCCGTCGTCCGTGGGTCGTGAGTTGTAGACCTTACTCTTTGATTTGCATTTTGGACATATCACGATAGTCTCCAATAGTTAATAGGCAGACCTTGCAGGTTACTGACCCGTCGTCCGCGGGCTCTGGCAGGTTAATCAGGCACTTTGGGCATCTGCCCTCATCTAGTGGCTTTTGTATCCTGCCCGCATCCCCGAAAGTTGAGTATTGTAGTTCCCTATTCTTCGGTCTCTTCATCATTTTCAATCTCCCCTGATCCGCCGCAGAGTTCGCACTCCATCATTCGGCCTTCTAACCAGCCGCCGCGCCATGCCATAGGGGCGGGGACAGCGACTTCATATTCACACTGTCCCTCACCCCCGCACTCAGGGCAAGTAATATACTCAGGCACGGCCTAAAGCCCTCTGGCGG